ACCACCAAAGGGTATCAGCACACATAATAACTTGTTGGGGCCGACGTTCTGGTAAATCTGTTACTATGTGTGCTGATACCCTTTGGTGGTGTGGAGCGTGGCCCTTGGTTAGAATGATAAGAGGCGAAACCAAGAAACAGTTGCCATTTAGAGTAATTATTGCTACTCCGTATGATACCCAGATTAATGAGCTTTGGACTACATATGCTGCCCTAATTGCCGATTCTCCCCTACTTAGTAGTCTAGTAAAAAAAATCAGATCATCAGATCCTCAGACTATTGAATTTGAGAATGGTTCTACTATTGAAGGTCACACTATTGGTATATCGTCTTCAAATAAGGGTACCTCAATGAGATCCTTATCAGCTGATATGATCTTCCTGGATGAGATGGACTACATTCCAAGAGAGATCATTGAACAGGTTATTATGCCAATTTGGACTACTCATGCCGAGTGTCGTCTTAGAATTTGTTCAACTCCATCAGGAAAACGAGAACTTTTCTGGGAATGGTTTACTAAGGCTGAAGAACTTGGCTGGTTTAGAAGCCATCACCCATCATGGCATCCTGATAATAATAGATGGCTCTCAATTGCTAAAGCCCAGGAACAAGGCAAGCCTATAACTGAGAGTACAGAATTTCAAGTTAAAGCTATCACTCCTTCTGATACCTATGCTCGAGAATATGGAGCTGAATTTGGTGAAGAATTCGGAGGAGTCTATAAACAGACACAAGTAGATAGATCATTAATAAAATATGGTCGTGAAGTCAATATAGTTGATCCAGATGTTTTTGATCCTGGTTTTCAACAGACAGATGGAAATATGTATATAATTGGAGTTGACTGGAACAGTTATATTAACGGCGGACAAATAGTAGTAGTTGAGTATTGTAAATATCCCACCTTAATTCAATATTATGATGATGCTCAAGGAACTGATGTTACCATAGATTTTACAGGGAAGTTTAGACTCTTCTATAGGAAAGGCATTAAGGCCAAGGAATCAACACAAAGAAATACAAGAGAAGAAATTATAAGACTGATGACTACTCTGCATATAGATTATGTCTATGTTGATTATGGTGCGGGGGATACTAATATAGAAGAACTTAGTCTTTATGGACTTGATCATCCAGGTCTAAATATGAGTAAGAAACTTAAAGTCATAGATTCTGGAGCTTCAGTAGAACACTATGATCCTGTTCTTCAGAGAATGGTAAAGAAGCGCAATAAGTCTTTGATGGTTAGTTTGTCAGTTCTCACTATGGAGGAAGGACTATTTCTGCTTCCTAAAGAAGAAGATGAAAAGGTAAGACTAATTGGTCAGATGAGAGGTTACGTTATTAAGAATGTTACTGTCAGGGGTGATTATACCTATGATGGCGAGGATCATATCTTAGATGCCTTTAATCTTGCTATCTATGGATTTCAGAAAGAGTACGGACAACTAGTTGGCGGATCTAGGGTTAAGTTTAATATTCAATTCATGAATGACCCAAGACTTAAATCATATCCTGAAAGACAACAAGATTACACAGGACCAACATCTAGTAATACTCTTAATCTTAGAGATCCCGAAAAACCAGTTAAAAATAAAAGATTTCATACCCCAACAAAAGCATACTATCCAGGCAGTAGACCAAATATAGAATTTGGTGCCCCAAATAAATTGGAATCAGGTGGTCTATCTGAGTTAGGGGACATCTTAGGTGGGAGAGGTATAAGACTTGGTAACATTGGCCCAGGTTGGAGGAAACGATAATGCCCCAGCAATTTATAAGTCCAGCTGATCTTATTAATAGACAAATTCCGCCAGAAATTCTGGATCAATTACAGGTCCTGGGTCGTATTCAATTTAAACCCGAGGACACAACCCCATCAGCTGTTTCTACAACTGGAACTACTCCTGATACAACTGTCGCCGATAATCTTAGTGGAGTTCTTTCTCATGTGGCTGAAATGGAAGGTCTATCTAAACAAATAGAAGACATGATCGATCAACTAACTAAAGATATGGCAATTCCTGTAGATCCAAATAACTCAACTCTTAAGGCGGCAGTGCAATCCCTGAGTCCAACAGGTGATGGTAGCACAATTACAAAAGATATATTTGATACGGCTATGGCTTTAATAGATCATGCCTCGATACTTACTATGGGGTATGATCCATTCCTAGCTGCTTTAACTGGTGATGGCTCTCTTAAAGGCAGTTATCTTAATTGTAGTGATGTGACAAGAGATATAGCTAAGACCTGGGAAGTAGCTAAAAGTGCTCCCTCATCTCCTTCACAACCGATAGCAGATCAAACGGCTAAGATAGAAGATAACTATGCCAAGCAATTGGCTCAAATGGTTATTGAAATTCTTCAGAACTTCTTCTTCAACATGTTATGGCCTAAATACATGGTCGATCTTAGTATCATTAACCCCATTAGACTCATGATTGCCAATCCTTTGGATTCAATTATATGCTTCTTTAAAAATCTAAAAAGAGGTTGCGGAGATCGAGCTGGTGCTTTTACTGTTAAGAGTCCTGATTGTTTGAAACTAAATGGGCCAGTTAATAAAGCCTTAACAAAATTCAGATGTTTCTTATTGTGTATTCCTCCAAGGAAACTTTGGGATCCTACAAAATATAAACCAATGGTTGATATATCGCATTGTCATTGTGTTGATCTTCAACCTTGTCCACCTGCACCTGCCCCTGTAAATCCAGGAGTGGATAGAGACAGCAAACTAGGTGGAATGTCTAATTTAATGGATTCTCTATTTGATGCTTCTGTACCGACATGTTCGGATACTCTTAGTGGAGTACCATCTCAGAATGCTGCTGGCTTGGGGGTTCCACCTCAATGTTTGCAGAATGCAACAACTGTTGTAAATGCTGTTGTAGCAGACGCTCTATCGCCAACTGATCCAACGAGATCTCCTGGCCCAGCATATGGAACCATTAATAGCCCAGCGCCTGTTAGTACGCCTATACCATCTGTTACTGAGCAAACAGAGAATATACCAGTTTCTAATCCTGTCCCTGTTACTGGTTCAACAGCTGTTTCTAACTATAGATATTGGGGAGCCTCTACTCAGACAACATATGATGCCCCAACAATTACAGGACTTTATTATAAAACAATTTCTAATGTTATTACTAATAACTTTACTATTACAGTTGGTGTTGGAGAATATATAGTGTATGCTTATCCTTCTAGGCTTGGTGATGCAAATATAGCAATTAATGGAGCACCTGGAATATTTGATGCTCCAACCTCCTTATCAATTACCAACACTAATGCGTATACTGAAAATTATTATGTTTATAAGTCTACATCTAGTAATCTTGGTACAGTAAATATGGAGGTCGCTTAATATGAATATGATTAAAAATGGTTATGTTGCTGGTGCAGTCTTACTGATTCCTTTCTCAAAGAAACTAAGAGATCACGTTGAGACTGAAAAATTTCTTTGCAGAATAGTTGTTGATAATGACCAGACTAAGCAGTTCAAACAAAATACAGCTGATTTGAAGGACCAGTTATTTGCATTACGTTATAATAATGAAGCGGCTAATAAGTTGACTGCAGAAGGAAAGGCGAAAAATGGCGATTAACTCAAATAGTCCTAATAGCAATGCTGACATAATTGCACAAAATCAGGGTAGAATAGATGATACTCTGACAGCTATTTCAAATGCCCCAGGTTCAGTCCAGGAAGTTCTTAAAGCAGCATCGGTATCATTTGCTAATTATAAAGCCACTAGTAGGCCAATGCTTGATAACATGATTGCTGGAGTAGATAAACCAATTTTAAGAGCAATGTCTCAAGATGTTGTTACTGTACTAACGAGTTGGTTTGAGAATCCTCAATTATTATGTTGTCTTGTGCAAGGCATTTATGGTTTATTTTTAAGTAGTACAGCTACAAAAGATCTGTCAGACGCCGCTAAAGATATAGCTAAAGCACAAACAGATTTTAATAAATGGATAGATTTTGTAATAGTCTTTGTTGATGTTATTATAACAATCTTAGGATCAAAAGTTAAAAAACTATCCTTTGCTATTCCTGATTTTATCAAAGAAATTATGGATGGAGTCATTGGAGCTATTCTAATGGTTCTGCAGGAACTACTGTTTGCTATTAGGGATTCAATAATTAATGATTTACTTAATGAAATTGAGAGACAAGCCCAATATGGTCAAAATTCAATATGGGCCAAATGCTTGCCATTATCACAATTACTGGAAATTATAAGGAAATATGTTAGTGATTTTGGTTTATTTGCTGAGTTATTTGAAAAGATTAAAGGTTATATTGGAGCCAAAGTTGGGGATTTTGGATATATGAAAGCTTTTGATTTTCCTAATAATATTAAGGACTTAGAGTTTTTATATTGGTTTAGGGACTTACTAGTTAAGCTTAAGGCTGCAATGATCAGTTTTGATCTTTGTTTTTTACCCCAGACATCATCAACTGGGACAAACTTAAATACTCCCCAGGTTCTGCCAGGTAACCCGACAACTCCTAATTCTGTTCTCCAGTCAGGCGCAACTACTGATCCTGCATCTGTAATGGGAGTGACTGTTGGAGCTGATGGAACTATACTACAAGATGCGACTAAGAACACATTGGCCGTTTTAACAAACAGTTCAGTTAGGGGATTTCTAAATAAGTTCTATGGTTATCCTTTGGATGTGGTTGATGCTCTAATTGTTGGTGGAACTGGCGCTGACTCTATTCATGGAACCAATATTACATCTAGTAACCCTTCGAATCTTAATGCTGACTGTCCGAATTCACCAACTCCAGCAGCCATAGTTCAATGGGCCCTACAAGTTAGAGCCAGGAATATATAATAAATGAACATTATACAAAGGGCCTTAAGGGGCGTACTTGGTAATCCAGTTAATGACATGCATATAATGGCCAATGGCCAACTTGCTGATAAGAGAGATGTTGAAGATCCAACTGGCAAGTTCCAAGGCACTCGCTATATAAATCAATCTCAGAGTATCTCTAAGGTTCGTAAAAATGTAATGTTCCTTAGACCTGAGTATGACTTTCCAACCATCTCGAATGCAGTCACGATGGATGGCATACTTAGCAGAGCAGTTAATATTTTCAGTGAACAGATCCTTAAGAACGGCTACGAGTTTATCTCCAAGAATCAAAGACTTCAAAGACATATTACAAAGAGAATGAAAGAAATGGAAAACCTAACTGGTGTTCCTTTCTATGAAGTTATGAATGCTATTGCTCTCCAACTAGTTACCTATGGTAACTGCTATATTGTTAAAGTTAGATCTAGGACAAAATCAAGGTTTGGAAAACCCTATTTTCTTTACGGTCGTGAGTATGATCCCGTAGTTGGCTTGTTCATTGCTGATGCTTCAACTATACACTTTGGAGTCAATGATGCTGGACAAGTTGTAAATTATAAGCAGTTCATTAGAGGAAAGAGTACCTACTGGGATGAACGAGAAGTAATACACATTGCTTATAATAGAATTCCAGGAACTTTGGCAGGACAATCTCAATTCTACCCTGTTCTTGATGATGTTAGAGCCTTAAGAAAACTCGAAGAAGAACTTGAAATCCTCGGCTATCAGTACTCAATTCCGCTATTTCTATATAAAGTAGGAAACAAAGAGCAGCCAGCAGCACCAGGAGAAATTGATCAGGCTATAGCTACAATTAATAATATGCCAGCTTATGGTATGCTGGTCGTCCCTGGTAATCACACAATTGAGGTTCCTTCTAATAATAATACTCCAGTTGATCTAATTTCTTTCTGTAATCACTTCAAATCAAGAATATATGCAGGTCTTGGGGTTTCTCCTGTAGCAATGGGTGAGTCTGACACAAGTAACAGAAGTACTAGTCAAGTTCTAGATACTTCAATGCAGACTACTACTAAAAGATACCAACAGATAATTAAGACTAGGCTTGAGTTGGATCTATTTAGAGAGATAATGCTTGATGGTGGCTTCGATCCTAATATGGAAGATGCCGACTTCAGTTTCTCTGAAATCGATCTTGAAGCCCAAATTAAGAAAGAAACTAATATTATAGCCAAGTGGCAGAACAATATGATAACAAGAGAAGAAGCAAGAAATGAACTTGACTATGAGACTAAGATCCATGATGAGGATACATTCCTTAGACTTATCGATATTCCAAAGATCGAGGCCCAGAAAGCTATTATGCTTCAAATTGCCAAGATGAAGGGAAAAGAAAAATCAGCATCAGGGGTTGGAACTGGTGGTGGAGGGGGAGAAAAAGCTGGCGGAACTCAAGGTTTGCCTAAGCCTCCTGCAGGTGGTCATTCTGTAACTAAGGTTACCCATAAGATAATTGGAGCTCCAAAGGCAACTAAGGCTACTAATACTAAAGTTGCTCCTGAGAATCAACATGGTAAGTCCACTGGTAGACCTAAATTTACGAAAGATAGTATTGAAACTTTAATAACCGACTCAACTAGTAAGATTAATATCTATCTCCAGGATAATGGTGGAGCTAGTGTCTTAAATACTAACAAGTTGTCCGAGAAGCTAGTTGCTGGTGCTCGTCAGACTTTAAGAGACTATACACAGGATATGATTAAGAGTCTTTGTGACTATAATCACCTCGTAGTTCCTCCACTAAATGGAGACGTTAGTAGATATCTTGATGAAGTTGAACTTCTCTTAAAGGATAAGGTTTCCAGATCTGCATCAAAGTTGGACGATGATGTAAAAGTTAACGTCTTTGCAGACGAGGTTAAAGACTTTCTAAACTTACAGAAAGAAAAGTCCGAGAACCTAGCAAGGCTACTTGTTTATAAATCACTCGGTTATATGACTATACTAGTTAATGCGGACGATTGTAACTTGCATGCCCCAACTCAAGTGGCCTTATCTGACATTAAGTATATCCAGATACCGCCGTTTAAGTACAATTGCAAATGTAATATAAGTGAAAAGGGTATATATGACTTCAATGATGAGCTTGCCGAAGTCGATCTTAGTCAAAATTAAGGCGACTCACTTTAACGATTTTATCAATAGGAATGCCCTCAATTACACCTCTAAGGCTGTAAATGATGGTTATAAATCCTGGTTAGAACCGTTTAAAAAACCAACACTTAGGGGTCATGATAAACTTGGGGATCCCATTGGTCGTATCGTTGGTGCCCAGATTGCCAGAAGCGACAATGTGGGAGAACCAGCAGATTACATTGAATTGACCTCAAAAATTACTGACCAAGCGGCTATTGAAAAGATTCTTGATGGCAGATATGAAACAGTATCGGTTGGATCAAGAAGTTCAAAAGTGCTTTGCAGTGAATGCAATCAAAATATTATCGAGGATGGTCTTTGTGAACATAAGAAAGGCTCTTATAGTGATAAGGGCAAACGAGTTCATTGGATCATCGATCAGATAGACTATGTGGAATGTTCTTTTGTAAATGAGCCTGCTGACGATTGGGCTGGTATTGACCAGATCGACGTTGGTTTTGGTTTCGTTCCATATAAAGATTTCTTGGACAACCGAGAAACCATTTTAGCAGATCTAAATCAGGAGCTTAGTATGACAGATGCCGTTTTAAATGCAGCGTCAAGAAATAAACTCCCAGATAGTGCATTCTGTTATGTTGCAGGAAGCGGAGACCAAAAAGTACGTAAGTTCCCAGCGGCTGATGCTGCTCACGTTCGAAATGGCCTTGCCAGACTTTCACAAGCAAAGTTACCAGAAAGCGCTAAGGGAAAAATCATGGCTTGTCTAAAAAGAAAAGCCAAGAGATTTGGAGTAGAGGCGAGTTCAAAAGACTCTCTATTTACTCAAGATGCTGTAGATTACATTAATGCCCTTGATCCTTTGTATGGCCTGCATGATGCATGGACAGCAGAAGAAATTAAGGCTGTTAATGATTTATTTGCAGCAGAACCAGACTTTGATGTCCCAGCAGAAGATAAGGTTGCTCCAGCTGAAAAGCTTGCGACCGATGCAGTTGAGACCGATCCAGAGAAGATGAAAAAGGACGAACTCGTTGTTGCCCTAAAGTCTTTACAGGATAGTACTAAGCTTGCTTCAGAGGCTAATACAAAGAAAATCAAAGAGCTGGAAGACAAGAATGCAGAACAGGTGACTATACTAACTGCAAGGGAAGATGAAGTTAACAGATATATTGATCAAGTAGCTTCTTTGGAGAAAACTCTAAGAACTGCGATAATCAATAACATAGTTGATCTCAAAAAGCCCGATACTAACGAAGATCGCGCGACAGCAGTACAAAAACTTGAAAGTCGTCAGACCCAAAGTCTAGTAGACGCTCTAGCAGATCTTAGAATTGAAACTACTACGGAAAAACCCGTGGATAATAAGGATCGCGTTCAGGATCCTACTCTGCAATCTGGCGCTGCATCAACGACAGCTCTCCAGGATGCAAACACGAAGAAAGACCCTTGGTCAATTTTCGGACAAGATAATAGACTTGTGGAGGTTAAATAATGGCTATTAGTAACTTTGGATTGCCATTTAGTGCTAACCGAAGCATGAAGCAGGATCTCAGACCGAGACCCTCTAAGTTCGCGTTGTCAGACATTCGTTCATGGCGTTTCGAGCAGAGCGAAGGTATCAGACCAGCGGCTTATTACGGGGTTAATAAGTACCTGCCAGTGCAACTTTGGGACATAAGCACCACAGACTATATCGTGATTCCGAAGGGTCGTATCGTTTCTGCTTTGTCGGCTGAAGACACTACTCCAGTTTCTGGAATAGTTAACCCAGGTTCATCTGGATCAGTCAACGTTGGATTCCAGGCACCAGAAATTGGCGGAGCCCTCCTAACAGCAAAAATCGATGATGACTTTTTTGGTTACGATATGCATATCAATGCACTTTTAGTGCCTTGTAATGGTGGTACTCTATGTACTGGTTATTACACAGCTGATGACGTTACCGCTCAGACAATATGCCCAACTGGCGCATATGCTGTTGCAAGTGATGCGTTTGTTACTCCTGTAGCTGCTCCTGTTGGAGTAGCATTCCATGATTGGTATCAGGACATTGCTGGTAAGTGGCTAAACTATAGAATGCATGTAGACGGTGGACACGTATTGACAGACTGGTATGTCGAAATGCCTTTCTGCAAGCAGGATGGTGGCAGTAGATCACCTTATGCTGGTGTAAACCCAACATTCCCTAACGCAGATTATGCTAATCAGCTTAAGTGGAGACTTATTAATAAGGCCTTTACTTATCTTCAGGTTAGTACTTCTGATGTGTTCAGAAATGGTGTATTTGTAAGTTCCGACCTAATTGGAAACTACAAGATTCAGTGGGGTGCAAACTCCCTGTCAACATCAGCTTCATATCCTCACACAGCTCAGACTGTTGGAAAGATCCTCGAGATCGACAGCAGATGGCCAAAAGATGGACTTGAAGATGTTCAGACTTATCCGAGATCAGGTATGCCAGGTACACAAACTGCTGGTATGCCAAAATTCCTATTCGACTTCGTATACAATTGTATCGCTATCGGAACTGGAACTGCTCCTACAGTGGAACAGATTTACACTGCCATTCGCTCAGGCGCATTCGGTATTGTAAGAATTCAACTGTTGGTTTCATAAGGAGACAACTATTATGTTATTTCAATCAATTAAAGACGAAGTTGCCCATGAAACCTTACAGGATACAGAAAGTAGAACTAAGTTCTACAATGTGTATGATGCTTTCCAAAATAGGGGAAGAATTCTTGATAAGGATGGCAACGTTAATAAGTATGAGTTTAAGGACTTAGTAACTAGAGAAGACCTAATGCGTTTCGTGCCTATGACTGTTGAAGTTGTAGTTCGTGAAGCCATTGAACCTAACCTCTTTATCTGCGATCGTCTATTCCAGACGATTACTATTGAGAGAGGCGCAAGGATTCAGATTGGTGCACTAGGTGCCCTAGAAGCTGGACGTATCGGACAGGGTGGAGAATATCCTGAGAGAACTCTGGACTTGGACGGTGGAGACATGATTGCTCTTACTGTTGACAAGCACGGACTCAAGATTTCCCTAACTGACGAAGTCCTAAGAGATAACTTGTGGGATGTCGTGAATGTTTGGCTGCGTGCAGCTGGACGCGCATTGGCAAGACACAAGGAAAGAACAGCCGCAAAGCTTATCAGTGAAATGGGTTATGACGTCTTTGACAACATGACACCTTCAAATGCATATGCTGGTGTAACAACTGGCCGTGATATCACTGGAGCTCAGAACGGTTCAATGACAGCAAACGATACATTTGAAATGTACGCTTGGCTGTTGAACAGAGGATTTAACCCAGACGTTCTTCTCATGCACCCAATGGCATGGAAGACCTTCATGACAGATGCAGAAATGCGTGAAGTTGTCCTTGCTGGTGCCACGATTACAACTCGTAAGGCTCCTCAGGGTAACTATCAGGAAGCATGGGGAACAACTCATAACGGTCTAGGTACCAGAACAACTGCTACAGGTAATAACGCTACTTCTTCTAATAGTATTAAGGGCGCATCACCTTGGACACAGACTCTGAACCCACTTGGAGCAACGTTTAATATTGCACCAAGATATCTGCCAGGCCCACTAGAAGTTATCGTAACTCAGTACGTACCGTTCTCATACGGAGCGTTCGGAAACGAAACAACTGGTTCAGGCAGCAGATGTAACCTTATGATGGTTGACTCTGAACGTTGCGGAGTGATCGGTCAGTCAATGCCTGTTACGACAGACAGATGGACAGATCCAGAACGTGATATCGAAAATATCAAGATGAGAGAAGAATATGGATTCGCATTGCTCGAACAGGGTAAGGGTATCGCAATTGCACGTAATATCGTGATCGCAC